ACAGGTAATATTGACAGGAAATTTCATTAAAGTTGCTTCAATGCCTACCTCATTTGCATCGGAAATTTTACCCTTTACATATCTGTTTGAAGCAGGATTATCTCCTACTTGAATGATTAAAAGTCTTGGTCTAACATGACCTTTTGCAATTTGTTCATCAATATTTCTCTTTAATCTTTCTTTGTTTTCTTTGATGTATTCTGCAATATGTTCTTTGGTACAAAATTCAAATTCACTCATTTTATTTCACCTTTTTCTGAAAATATTTGATAATTAAATTTGTAATAAATAGACCAACTGCTACACCAACAATTAGTCCAATTACTGTATAAATCCAAGTATCACCAATAGAAATGCTTAAAGTTTGTACGATATCACAGACAAGAAATGTTAGAGCAACTAAACAAATACAGTCATCAATATGTCTAATTGTTTCAAGTTTTTCTAGTTTTTCTTTGTCAATCATACTTCTTAAAGTAGCATTTTCAATGATAAAAATGAGTGTAAGAATTGGAATTAACAGTGCAGGAATGTCCATAAAATTCATTTTTTATCACCTTCTTTATCCCTGATAAATACTTGATGGTCAAGTACCTTTACATCGTCATAAATCAATAGTCTATCTGTAATTTTCTTTCCATTTTCATTAATATAATATTCTTCATATTTATCTTCTTCTTCTACAATTCTTGTAACTTGAATTGTGTCAATGATTGTAAATTCTTTCATTTTTTATCATCCTCATAAAATTGTTTTCATTGCTTCTTTAACTATAATTTCGACATTTGTTTTGAAAGTTTTCTCGTTAATTTCTTGGAAACTATCAAATTCATCTACCCAATAATAGTCTTCTTCAATATGAAAATCTTTAATTTCTTTATAAATATCTTTATCAGTATCAAATGTAATACAAATTACTTTTTCTCCATTTAGTTTGATTGGTTTAATCCATACTTCTAAATCTGGAGCATAAAAATATTTATTTCTAATGTTCTTATTGAATTTATACTGAGTAACTTTTCTAATTAATGCAGTTTCTTCATTTCCTAATTCAGAAATCTTTTCTCTAACTTTTTTTAATTGATTTTGTTTTGCTTTATATTCTTGGTCTGTCATTGTTTATCCCTCATATATTCATTTTCTAAAATTGCTGTAGATGCCCAAACAATAGCAGTAGCAATAATAACAATATATCCTTTAGTGCCAACATTGTAATTATCTAAAAATGTCAAACATCCAAACATAGAAAGAATTTGAATTATACTAGCAACAATAATATTCTTCATAACTTCACCTCACTTGATTGGTTCAATCATTGTATAACAAGGCATGGGCTGTAGTTTAAATAGATTCTTATTATGTTTTGCGTCAATCAATCCTTTTACATAAGGGTCATCAATTTCACCAGTACGGATATATCTATCTAATACTTCATATGTAAAACCAAGATTGTCTTCATCTGATTTTCCAGTTAAACCATCAGAAGGTGTTTTTTCAACTAACATTCTAGGAAGACCTAATGCATGTCCAATTTCTTTAACTTCTGTTTTAGTGAGATTGGATAAAGGACTAAAATCACCAACTGAATCTCCATATCTGGTACTATACCCTACCCAGTCTTCAGATAGATTACAGGTATTTGCAACTCTACCATTAACAGACTGTGAAATGGCATATAGTGTTGCCATTCTAATTCTAGGTGGAAGATTTACGGATGTTTGGAGTGAAGGAAACAGTCTATTTTTATTAGCCATTTCTGCAAGAATAGCAGTTACAGATTCTTTGATGTTAACTACCATAGAATTAATTTGAAGATGTTGCACTAACATTTCTGCATAAGCAATATCTCCTTGTTCTCCATTTGGCATTAAAACACCAATTACTCTATCTTTGCCAAGTGCTTCAACACATAGAGAAGCAACAACTGAAGAATCAGTCCCACCACTAATGCCAATTACGGCTTTGCAATTTTTACCATTTTTATTGAAGAAATCCTGAATCCAATATATGATTTCGTTTTTTATTTTTTCAGCATTAAATTTCATCCTTTATCAAACCTCCATAGTTCAACTTCAAAGTTTGTAAAAATTTCATCAATCATGTGATATACTTCGCCCCAGTTTGCTCCACCTCTAGCACAAGAGATTTTCCAAGGCATTGCAATTTTAGCATTGTGTAGCAATCCGTGTTCACACTCTAATACATTACGAATTGAGATAAAGCAAGATTTTAGTGCTTCTATAGAAGTATATTTTTTGCCATCATAGCCATAATTATTTTGAGCAAATAAATTACAAATAAATTGTGTTTTATCTGAGTTTGTAGGAATTAGTTGAATAGTACCTAATAAATATTTTGTGCAATCTTTAAATTCGTCACACATTTTTTTATATTCTGTATATGCTTCTGGATATTTATTTTTTACTTGTAATGCTACTCCACTACCCATCTTCCCTTGACAATTAACTTGATGACAGATAATTTTTGCATCGGAATTAAATAAATCCCCGTCAATAATTTTAATCAATTTAATCCCTCCAAAAATTTTATAATTTCGTCTAGGCTATAATCCATGTCCAAAATTTCAAATACTGAAAGTCCGCATTTGCGTAATTCTTCAATATTTTCTTCATATCTATCTTTTGCATTCATTAGTGCTTTGTAGTCTTTATCAAGACCAGTTTGGCTATATCTATCTTCAAGTTTTTTAATCCACTCATCTTTTAGTTCTATAGATGGATAAATAATAAATACATCTTCTTTAGATTTTTTCAATTCATTTCTTACTACTTTATGAGAGGATGTGAAAACAATGTATCCTTGTTCAGATAAATGATTTGCAATATTGCAGTATGGAATATACCAATTAGCATGTCTGGTCTTAAAATATGTTTCATTATCATAAGTATCATGAAACCAGAAATTACCACTTTCTAAATCAATACATTTGTTTTTACCTGCAAGAGTACTTTTGCCAATTCCTTGATAACCAATAATAATCATTAGAAATTACCTCCATGTAGAATATTTCTGATTCCAAACAAAGATTGTTCTCTCAACATTGTGCTATTTCTAAAAATTGGCTGAAGAAGATTATCTTCTGGAATAGTGTCTTTTGTATATTCATCTTTATATTTTAGTTCGCCATTTTCTTCATATACATAACATAAGCCTTTTTGTGATTTTTTAAAGTTATTACCTTTAACTTTATCTGTTTTAGGGTCTTTAAAAATAAAAATTTCTTTATCGTTTACAACACCATATGTACTTTTAATTGCTACAGAGAATGTATCACGAGTAATAGGTTTAAGAATGCCATCTTCTTCAATACAATTAAAACTAAAACTACCTGCACCAAATACAATACAGTTAGATGCATAACCTTTTTCCATTAAGATAGAATAGATTTTTTCTGCTCTGCTTTGTGTTACTCCATCCCCATATACACAACCAATGTGAGGGTCTAATACTTTATAGCCCTTAGAGTTAACACCATAAGGAAATAGTTCATAAAGTTTTTCAACTGTTTTTACAGCAATTTCTACAATATCACCACTGTCAGGGCGAATTAGTAATTTGCCATTATGATTCATAATTTCTTCTCTACACTGAGGAAGTAGATTTTCAATTAAATTAAATAAATCATATGTATCAGAAACCATACTAAAACTTGCATTAGGATAAATTTCTGTTAGTAATCTTTTAATCATAGTGATTTCATCACCATCTATAGTGTAATTAGATGCCATAACAGAATGTTCTGTACTAATCGCATTTTTGGCAAAAGGTTCTGTTATGTTATCGCAGTTGTAATTATATTCAATGTATGGAATAGCAGGAATTGTTGCTGTACCAGAAAAAGAAGTCAACCAAGCAGAAGATGCTTTAATTGCTTCTTGCATACAACTCATACCTCTGAAACCAAAATCAGAAATTGCACTACTATGAGGAATATCATCATCTACAGTTAAATCATAATATTTATCAACGATTTGTCTGTAACTATATCCTACGTTTGCATGAACACAAGGTTTCCAGATTTCACTACTCATAAGAGATTCAACCCATTGTACTAGCCAAGCAAAATCATCATGGGTATTTGTAATTGCAATACAAGGTACATGCATAGGAACTTTAGCACCTTCTGGCAATGCAGAAATTTCTAATGGTAAATATCCAAGTCTATGTAATTTACGAATTTTTTCAATATCATAGTTTCCTTCACCAAGCATAGAATCAATTACTCTTTTGTATTCAGAGACAACATCTTCTTCTGCAAGATTAAAGAAATTTTCGTTAAAATAATTGATTAAATATGTTTTACAAAATGCCTGTAAACCAAATAGCACCATTTCATTTTGTGTATTTAATCTACTCATTCTTGGTGTAAGATAAGATACAAGTTTTGTTGTGCCTACTGGATATTGTTCTGCATGACAGTGCTTATATCCATCGGCAAGAATTAAAGCCATAATATTATGCATAATTTAACACCTCGATTTTTTCATGTTCTTTAGTAAAGATGCTGTTTGTAGTGAATACTTTTTCAATTAATCCACTATTAAGCAAATCTCCTTCAAGAATTGTATTTTCACAATGAGAAATATAAAGATAAATATTGTTAGCACCAAGTTCTTTTAATTTTTTAGCACTGTGATAGAAAGTACCACCTCTACTGCAAATGTCATCAACAATAAGAATATTTTTACCTTTAATATCTTCTTGGCTAATTACATCCAATCCTTTGATTTCTCCAGTTCCCCAATCACGTTTTTTCATACCAAACGAATAAGGAATACCAAACATAGATGAGTAACGCTTCATTGCTCCTTCATCTGGATAAAACATCATATCTATATCGTCTAATTTTTGTTCGATTAATGCATCTACAATATCTTTAGGAGTTTCTACTTTAATATTATTGATAAGTGCTTCACTCACATAAGAATGAGGGTCTAACACAGTAACCCAATTGAAATTTAAAGAATTAATAATTTGTGCGAAATATTTTAATGTAAATACATCTTCTAATGTTTTAACTCTGTCTTGACGAGCATTTGGAATATAAGGCATTTTTAAATTAATATCTTTTACATTATGAGCGTGAAGATGTTCTACTAAAAATATTAGAGCCAAAAGTTCTTCGTTATTTTCAAACAACCATGTAATACTAACTCCATGATGATATACTGGAACAATATTTTTCTTAATTAAAAAAGTACCATCTGGAAATTTGTCAATTTTCACAGGATGGTTGTTAATTTTAATCATATATAATCACTCTCCAATTACTTCAATCTGACAACACTTCATTACATTTAGAGCATTTTTATGATTTTCTGGTGTAGTACCTGCACAACAAGAAGCATCTACTTTAATTATGTATTCAGGGTAAAATGCCTTAATAAGCATTGCATTAGAAATTACACAAATATCTGTACAAAGACCAATAAGTTCAATTTCATAATTAGATGTAGGGTCTGCAACATAATCAATGGCACTTGCAATATCTTTTGCCCCAAAAGTTTCTTTAGTTACAAATGTAAATCTTTTATCTCCAATAGCATCAAATACATCTTTATTAATTTCCCAACCTTTACTCATTTTGATGCAATGTGTTACAGGAAGTTTTTTACCTTCTTGTGTTTTAAGATAATTTTCTTCATGTGTATCTAAAGTACAAATAATATGTCCATCAAATTCTTCAATTTTCTTAATTACATTAGGAATAATATCAATGGCTTCTGGAGAACCCAGAGAGCCATCAATAAAGTCATTTTGCATATCTACAACAATAAGGATTTTGTTCATTTAATATCATCCTCCTTATTCAGATTTCATTTTTTTCATTTTGTTGTCCATTTTTTCTTTTGCAACTCTATTGTTCAGTTTATCCATAATGCTATCCCACTGAGCAACTTCTGTTTTGTGAGAACGGTTTTTACGCTTTCTGTTAAATTTTTCTTCATAGTATTCCTGTGTACCTTCTTCAAAAGGATTAGGTTTATATGTATAAGTTTTACCAGATGCTTTTCTTTTGTTCATTTTTTCTTCTCTTGTCATAATTTTTTCTCCTTTAAAATGTAAAATGTTCATTAATATAATGAATTAACTTTTTAATATCTACACTTAATTCTTCGATTTTTATAGGATGTTTGCTCCACCCAATAACAGTTTGTTTATCTACCCATTTTAAATCTATTCTTATTGTAAATTCATTGTCTTTAGGAATATTTTCCCCTAACCAAAAATTTTTATTATCGTCATCGTTTTCATAAAAGTTATCTTGAATATAGAAAAATAAACACAAACAACATTCTTCATTATCTTTAATAACTCTCATATATCTTCCGTGGCTTTTAAATATTTGACCCTCAAAATTTTGATTATATGCTTCATTAACTTCTACTTTTAATGCGTCAATTTCATTATTGATTGCAACCATTTGATTTTCTAATTGTTTAATTCTTTTTATTTTTTCATAATTGTTCATTTTTTATCACCTTATGCTAATTGAATAATATCATTATAGATAAATCTAACTTTACCTTTATCTTTATCATAATGAAAGTGACCAGAATAAATTTTTTCACAATCTATAATTTCTTCAACTTTATTTAAAAAGTTCTCTGTGCTTCTATCTACTGTTGATTGGTCAATATTAGGCAAGAATACTTCTGTTGGTTCATATTTTAAAGGTGTTGTATGAAATACTGCATAGTCAAATTCGTGTTCAATTTCTTTGTGAACACTATAATCCCAACTATTTCTGTCATGTTTAAGCATTAACAAATATAAATCCATATCTGCTTCAATAATTTGCTCTGATTTAAACCATTTATATCCCATCATTTGTCTATAGTGTTTATCAACAGAATAAGCACCGCCAATAAACAAAAAACGCTTATTATTAAGTGATACAATACGAAAATCATCTAAAAATAGCAAATTGGGGAATTCTGGTTCTGCCCATGCAATAATATTGTTACTTCCTACTTTATAAGTGTCATGAATATATCCTTTACAATTCCACGCACGTTCTTCATGGTTGCCATGTAGTATCACTAAAGTGATAGGAAGTTTAGATAATTTCTTTTTAACTTTTTTATCACTAGAATCAAGATAATAATTAATTCCTGCATCTCCTGCAACAATCATGATATCGTCTGTTGTTGTTTCATTATTTTCACAAAAGTCAAATATTTTATCAAACCAACGATGACAGTCTCCAGTAATATATATTTTACTTTTTCTCATTAATTTCTCCCATTAAATATGCTTCTTCAATATAATCTCTGTTATCATAAATTGGATTTGTATGCCATTCCCAAGGAATTTCAACACATACCATACCTCTTTCATTGATTTGATTTTTATATTTATAATCGTCTTTTAATTTAAGTTTTTGTTTAAAAACAGAATAATCAACATAATGATGCCATCTATTAAATTTCCAAACGACTTTTGCAACGTCTGGATGCATTTCTTCTAGCATCTTAGATTTAGGTAACGTACCTTCTTCTGCGTAAAATTCTTCTGTGTTGCCACCCTTTTTGGCTTGAGTAGTTCTTTTTTCACATAAAAATAGATTAAATTGTACTGTACACCATCCATCTTTTAATGCTCTTAGGCTTAAATCAGTATCTTCGTTATATCTTCCTCTCCATCTATATGGAATATCATTTCTAATAAATAAACATGAATAAATTCTTGTATTTAAAACAAATGCAGGTCTATCACTGCCACTCGTACAGAATTTAGAATAATTTAATCCAGAAATTGCTATATTTTCATATCTTTCAACAAAGTCTTCTAGTGTTTTAAATGCTTGTCCAGAGAATACTCTATATCGTTTACCGTCTTTATATCTTTCAAAACCTTCTAAATTATCATCCATTACCCAATGATATTTAAATCCATTTTTAATACTATGCTCCCAACAAAAGTTTCTAACTGCTCCTGCTCCAACTGAACCAACTTTTCCTGTGTCATTAAAACAATCGTAATTTTCTTTATAAGATAAATCCATTTTTATAATTGTTGTGTATTTTGAAGTAAACTCTTTTGAGTATTCTTCATATTCTTGAGGTTCTACAACCAGATAATGATTAATACTCATCTCAGCCAATCTATTTGATGTATGTGATTTGCCAAGCCAACTTCGTCCTTTGCTAATTACATAGATTGGATATTGTGGATTATCTCCTAATATGTATCTTAAATTTCTATGTTCTCCATGAATCAATTTTGGATACCATATGCTTTTTGTTTTGTCTGTAATTTTTTGTTCAAATATTTCACTCAATTCTTCTGATGATTTATCTGTCCAGAATTCAATACATGCATATTGATAATCTTTATTACGTTCTCTAAAGTATGGCATATCATCCCAGTGATATTCCCAATAACTTTTAGGATATATTTTTTCGGTTACTTTTTTATTTTTTATATCTTTTGTCTCTAAATAGCATTTAGTTGTATTATCATATAAAGTAATTCCAATTTTTTTACCTAATATGTCTAAATCTTCTTGATTTCTAAATCTACAAATAATTTTTCTCATTCAATATCTCTCTCTTTAAACTCTCTCCGTGTTGCTTTATTTAAATATCTTTTAGCCCATTTAGCCCATTTAGATGTAATTCCATAGATACCTCTATGGTCTAGTCTGTCTTGTATATTTTTTGATTTTCCATTATTTCTTTTGTGTTTCTGTTTTTGATTGTTCAATTATTTCACCATCTTTATCCTTCATAACATCATTTAACCATCTAGTTAATACGGCATGACAAAATTGTTTACTCATGTATTCACTATCAAAATCCCACTCTTGCTTTACTGTATCATAGTAAAAAATTAGTTCTCCAAATCCTAAATTAGCAGTCCATTTTAATCTAAATACGATGTGGTCAGGAAAAGATGTAGTTGCGTTAAACATTTCTGCTTCAACATCATAAATTTCATACTTTTTGTTCATTTTTATCCCTCCAATTTGGCAATAAATTAAAAATTGGATATATTTCTAATTTCATATTTTTATTCCTTATAAGTATATTCTGTGAAACATAGCATCATAAAAAGTGCAATCCACCATTTGTTAAAATAATATGCAAGGTATGTCCAACAAATAGCCATCACACAATTTTCAATAGCAATGATTAACATTGATTTATTCATTTATTTATTCTCCTTAGATTTTCCTGCTTCAATCCATTTGTTAAATTCTTTATTGCATACAGGGCAAAGGTCTATTTTGTGATTTACATTACCACATACAACTTCTTCATTTGATTTTTGATAATGCAATAATACGAATCTTCCGTAATATCCTCTTTCTATATATTTTGGTTCAAAATCATTCCCACATCTATCGCATTGATAAGTAAATGTTTTCATTTATCCTCCTTTGGTAGTTCACCAATTTTTACTACTTCTTCAGTTTGTGTGTCTTTTATTAAGATATTATTTCTGTGAAATATTAATTGAAGTTTATCTTCAATTATTTCTTTTTTAAGCATTACAATATCAATCATTTTTATTCACCCTCATTCTTGCACCACAGTTAGGACAGTAGTTTCGATATTTAGTGCCTATTTCTGCATCCTCATGACATACAGAACAAGTACCATAATTTTCATAGTGGTATGTTCCACCTTTCCCCCAACCTCTCCACTCACCATGCTTCACAGTTTCTACTTCAAGGGTGGGCTGTTGTTCAATGAATTTCGCAAAAGATTCATATTCTTTTACATCCATATAATGTTGTTTACGAAATTCTATAATTGATAATATTTCTTTTAACATTTCATCCGCATCAATCGGTCTTGCCATCGTCAATCCCTCACTTTATTAGTCCAAACATAATCAACAAATTTATCCCAGTTCATACTTAATTGATGGAAAATATCAATTTTCAAACTACAATCTAATGATACTTGTGTTTTGTAGTTAAATTTTTCATTTGCAATTCTATCTGCTTCGTCTTTACTGATGCATGGAGGGAAAGATGTAATGACAATTTCGTGTTCTGCTTTGCACCAGAAGTAGTACATTGTTGTAACACGAAGTTCTTCAGAGAATTCGTGATATCTCATATTCGTTCTCTGCATTCTTTTAACATCATTAAAAAATCTACTGTGTTTAAACACATTAAAAACATATATTCCTTTTTTGTTAATGTCATATCTGAATACATTCCAAGTTAAATCATTCATTTTATTTCTCCTTTAATTCATCCATAACACTTCCACACTCAGGACAAAATTTTAATTTATCACTTATACTTTGCTTAAATCCACAAATAGAACAGATGCCATACATAAACATAGGATTTGGTTCAATCTCTGGATATGCGTTAATCCAATGACCGTGTTTAGCATAGTCTGTAAATGATTGTCTTTCAATCCAAATAATTAAATCATCAAATGTTATTTTCCCTGTTTGATAGTGCCATATTTTAATTTTTAGTTCATCAATGTTAATTATCTTTGACATATATATCACCTCTCATATCTGTGCCACAGTTGGGGCAAAAATTCCATTCAGTATATTCACCATGAATATAAAACCAATCTTCATCATAAGATTTTCCACAATTTGAGCAGAAATAAGATGAGCCACAATCATCATCATTTCCATGTAACTCCCATTTGCCATATTTTTTATTATCAATTGTTTGTGTGTTATGTACTGTTTTTCTAGCCCATTCTATAGTTGGAAGAATTGTTTTAATATAATTTTTTTCTTCTTCATCAATATCTTCTAAAAGTTCTCTTAATCTTTTACTTTCATATAAAAAAAATTTTTCTAATGCTTCTAAATCACCTAGTCTCATTATCAACACCTGCATTCATTTTGCTACCACACATGGGGCAATACTTAAAAAATTTGTCTTCTATTAAAGTTATCCAACCACATTCAGAGCAACAAATAATATTAGGAATTTTATATTCATCCCAATGCCCATGTCTCATAATTATTTCTTTATGACCTGTTTTTGGAATAACATAATATTCATCATATAATTCTTTGACTTGTTTTGTTGTCCATTCATTTACAAAAGGTAAATCATCCCAAGAATCAATTAAGTCATATTCTAATTCTTCAAATGTTAAAGCATCTTTTAAATTTATATATCTGTCAATCATTTTTATCTACTGGTTTATTCCAACATTCATTGCAGTAATAATTTATTGTTTCTGGAATATGTATGCATCCTAATCCATATTCTTTATATCCCAAATCTCTTACACAAATAGTTGGGTTATTGTCTCCTTTCTTATTGGCATTAGGGAATTTTTTAAAGTAGTCCATTTTTCTTGTAAAAACAGGATTCTCTTTTGCCCATTCATAAACATATTTAACTGCAATTTCTGGGTATAATAATTGAAATGCATCACAATCATGTTTTGTACCATTTTTTGTTCTACCTAATACGCAATCATTACAATCAATGGCACAATTATCAGTAAGTCTTGACCTTTCTTTTAAATATTCTATTGCTGTCATTTGTCTGTGCATTCTTCTTCCTCCAACCAATCAAAAACAATATTCGCTAAATCTTCTACGGCATTATCAACACCCCAGTCAAGTCTGGCGTTTTCTTCAATTAAAAAATCTCTAATCCAACTTTCTAATTTTTTTCTATTTCTCATTTTTATCACCTCTTTATATAATTCGATTTCTAAAATATTTTTGAACATAAAAATAAGAGTGGGAATGAACCCACCCTTATTAGTTATTCTTCAAAAAGAACAATGGAATTATAATATAGTGTTTTTTGAACATCAATTAGTCTTTGATTTGAAGAACCTCTAAATGCAAGAGTAATATCTCTCTGTTGATGAACATACTGACCGTCCACGACAACATCAATATATTTCAGAATGCCATTTCTTAAATCTCTTACAATATTAACATCACTTGTAATTACAGAACCTCTTGGAATCCAAATATCTTCAAAATCATATCCTGTATAAAGCCAAATTGTTTTATCTGGATAATTTGTCTTAATAATATCACACAGTTGGTATACATCAAATAAATTTTCTGGATGTAAAGGGTCACCGCCACTAAAAGTAACACCATAAATATAAGGTAATTCTAATTGTTCAAGAATTGTATCAATTGTATCTTGAGTAATTTTTTCTCCTTTTGAACAATCCCAAGATTGTGCATTATGGCAACCTTCACAATGATGTTCACAACCAGAACACCAGATTACAAGGCGAAAACCTTTACCATCTGCAACACTGCATGTTGTCATATCTAACAGTTTCATTGTACAGACACCCCACTATGTTTTTCTCTCATTTCAACTTCTTTTTGTTTACCATAGTTAAATGCAGTTGTATAATTACCTGTTAAATATCCTGTTACTCTACGCAATCTTTGAATATTTTTACTACCACATACAGGACAGGTATCATTAATTTCATCACAGAAACCACAATCCATGCATGTGTCATTAGGAACATTAATTGCAAAATAAGGGATATCTGCATCCATAGCATAATTTACAAGTGTTTCTAGTGCTTCAATATTATGTTTTACAGAAGATTCAAGTTCTACATATGTAATACAACCTGCACTAGAATAGCCTGTTAATTGAGATTCAATATCAATTTTTTCAAATGGTGTTAGTTTATGCCATACTGGAACATGCATAGAATTTGTGAAATAATCATTTTCAGAAACATTAGGAATTACACCATATTTTTCTTTAAATTTTTTCATTGCTGTATGACACAGATTTTCAGCAGGAGTATAATAAACACCAAAATTTAATTTATATTCTTGTTTAAATTCTGCACATCTATCTTTAAATAATTGTTCAATACGTTTTGCTAATTCCATACCTTTTTCTTCTGTATGGTCACAGCCAATTAAAATTTGAAGTGTTTCTGCAAGACCTAATTGACCAATAACAATTGTGCCATGTTTTAATGCACTTCTAATACCTTCTTCTGGAACGTAACCTGCCATTAAGTTATTTTCATACATAAATTTTGCAGATTTAGGGTCTTGGCTACAAATCCATTCAAAGCGTTCAATTAACATATCTTTGGCTTCATGAATTTTCTGGTCAAGAAGTTTCATAAATGCTTCTACAATATTTTCATCATATTCGTGAACAAATTCTTCTTTTGCCATCATAGCCAGTGTTGGCATAATAATTGTTACAGGACAGATGTTACCTCTACCATCTTTTAACTGACCAAAACCATTAATATCCCAACCATTTGCAGTTCTACAACCCATCGTACTAAAATATGTTCTGGGGTCATTAATATCATATCCTGCATTGCCAGACCAATCCACATTTGCATAATTTGGATACAATCTTTGTGCTGTAGATTTTAATGCAAGTTGATATAAGTCATAGTTGGGGTCTTCTGGATATCTGTTTACACCTTTCATGCACTGGAAAATACCACAAGGGAATACAGATGTTTTATGTAGTTTACCAATACCTTCAATAGAAACTTCAAGCAGTGCTTTTGTTACCATTCTACCTTCTGGTAATGTACAAGTACCGTAATTGGTGGATGTGAATGGCAACTGATTCCCAGACCTTGATTGAAGTGTATTTAGATTATGGTAAAGACCTTCAACTGCCTGATATGTTTCTTTAATAGTCATATCCATAGCATATTCCCATGCTTCTGGATGAAGTTCTTTAAATTCTTCATCTTCAAAATGTACAGTTCCATCTTTATGTAAATCATTTTCTATCCATTTATAAAAACGTTGAAGTTTGTATTCAGACTTTCCTTCACAATATTTCATTCCATCATGAAGATGTTTTGTAAAACTTTTTCTTACATAAGGAATCATTGTCCAATCAATATGTGTTGCTGATACACCACCGAATTGTTGCAGAGATTGTAATTGGAAAATTACAGCCACTAATTGAAATGCTGTATTAATAGAATTTGCAGGTCTTACATCTGTTTGTCTTGTATTAAATCCTTTCGCAAGTAAATCATCAAATGGTATTGACAGGCAATTATGCATACCAATAGCATATGCGTCTAGGTCATGAATATAAATCATATTGCCTAAATGATTATCTCTAGCCATTTTAGACATACAATGATTTAATGCAAACTGTTTCATTACAACAGAGTTTGCTTCACCCATTCTTCCCCCAAAAGAGTGTTCGTCAACATTTGCATTTTGATTCTGGACATTACTTGCCATCAATTTTTCTTTAATGGCTTTCATAAAATCTTCATATTGAGAACGAGCCATTGTTCTAAGGTATCTATATTTTACATATGCTCTTGCAACATCTTTTCTATTACTAGCCATTAACTTTTCTTCTACAATATCTTGAATTTGTTCTACTGACATATCTTGCCCTAGATTTTCAACATGATTAGCAATATCTCTTGCTTTTTCTTTAGAATAAGGAGTTTCTTCGCCATCCACATCAGTAAATGCCTTTAAAACTGCTATTTTGATTTTCTCTTTATCAAATTGGACTTTTTGCCCATTTCTTTTAATTACATTCAAAATAGTGTCTCCTTTCACTATCATTTCATTTCTCTAATTTTTGCCTTTAAATTTTCTAATTCTCTATATACATCAGATTCAAAATTGTTTACATCTTTTGTAATCATTTCCATTTGTTTAGCACAAATTAAATCAAAAAGAAGTCTCTTTTCTCTTGCGTTCATACGCTGATTTTTCATAAGCATTGTTAATAAACTCTTTCTTACACATGATACAATATTCATCATAATCAACTAATCCACATTCATTACATACATTAAAATTATTTGTTTGAATACTTAGACATTTCTCTGACATGATTTGATATGGAATTAAATGATTTTTGCAATATGCAATTTCTGACATACAACCAACACTACTTAGATAGTCTCCAAATACCCACATTTCATCAGACCTGTCTAATAACCACAGACACATATTAAGACCTTCTTGATATTCTGTATATGCATACATATGACCAAATGCATGAATTGGAGATAAAAATAAATATGTTGGATATTCATGATGTAACATGCTAATAAGATTTGTTACATTCATAATATTATCTACATCATCACCGAATGGATGTGATATATAAACTACATTTGAATAATTCATAATCACACCACCTTGTCATATATGTATTTACATGTGTTTGCAACAGTATCTCTTTTTACAATGTGGACATATCTTTCTTTTTCAAACTTACCAAATTTCTTATGGTCATGAATTAATCTTTTAATAGAATCACAGATACCGTCCCCACGCTTAATCATTCTGTACAATCTAATAATAGGATTAACTTTAATATAGAAGATAATATGTTTTCTTTTTCCTTAATTATTTCTCATAAAGGTTTTTACACCATCTGGGTCAACAACATAAACGTCAGAATTGTCACATTGTTCCTGAGTACAACAATAATATCTACCTCTAAAATATGTAGTACCAACTTTGTCTGGAAGTTTTAGATAGTCATTATATGTAATAAAAGTATGCCCTCTTTCCCCATCATATCTAGGTTCTCTTGTTGTATAAGATTCAAGCATTTTCATTCCATAATATTTCTCTAAACATTCAGCAATAGTTGTCTTACCTGAACCAGATTTACCTACTAATAAAATTAGTGGTTTATCCATTAATCATCACCTGCTCTAATTTCCATTGGTCAATTAGTTTCTGTACAACTTCTTTTCTAGGATATCTGCCACAAGAAAATTTTTCTGGACAATACATCATAAATTCACATTTAGGCATAAAGAATTTATCTACAATAAATTTCCATTGTTCAGAATAATCAGATAAAGATTCTTTTAAATTTTTAAAGAAAGTTCTGTATTCATGATACGCTCTAATACATTCTCTCTGGTGAGACATATCAATTAGAGTACGAGGATTATATTTTGCAACCATTTTAGATTCCATCCCAAGAGGTAAGGCATTTGCAGAATCTTCTTTATGAATATCTAGTTTTTCTAGTGTATCAATACCTTCCATAATATCTGTCATGATGTTTACATATACTCTATTTGCATCATCATTGTTTGCAATAGAAGGTGGTATAAAATAATCAAAATCTTTATAATTGATATACCTAGTTGAAGCCTGAACTCTTGTAGGAGCACCACCAATGTGAGTGTAAATTTCGCGGATTAATCGAGAAGAATAACCTTCAATTGTCATATAAATGGAAGGAAATTCCCATGTTCTACCATGCTGTGATTCAAGACAGTCTAAACCTCTTTTATAATTTTTTTCTTCATTTGTAATATCAGAGCCATAACATACTCCAGACATATATCCAATCATTGTAATTGGGTCTTTAGGAGTGTATGGATGAATAGTAACTTTTCCCATTACATCATCTCCTTTTCATTAGATAAAAAATTTATGTTTGCCATCATTAAAAAGATATGTAGCATAGCCACCATGAATATTACTTTTCATATTTTCAAAGAATATTGCACCTTTGGCTGTGTCACCGTATTCAAATACATATTCACATGCATCAATAGTTTCTTGTGTAATTGGAACTGTTTTATAAGAACCATTTGCCACTACTGAAAATTGACTTGGAGCAAGGACTGTACTTTTAATATCAACAGCATAAGAAAATCTAGGACTTTCAATTCTATTAAAAATTACACTTACAACATTCTGTTTCACTTCAACAGAACAACCTATTGTTTCTGCTTCAACAACACCAAACAAAAGTTCTATTTCATCGGGTGAATATGTATCATACAAAGTTAATTTTTCTTCTTGTTGTATTTCAGGTTCATTTTCTTCTATTTTCTCAATATTATTTGAGTTTTTCATAGGCTCTTGATTTTGAATATGTATAAATGGAATACAACATAATGTTAATAAGATAATAAATACTACAATTTGATATTTTGTAATTTTCATAGCAAATCACCTTACCCTTCATAATTAGGTTCTTTGCCAATCTCTCTTAATGTTATAAATGTAGGAAATTGTAAACTTTCCAATCCAGTCTTTTTATTATAAGAAACATCTTTATATCTTACAGTAATTACTCTATCAATCAATAGTTCTCTAATTGCCCAGAATTGGTGTCTTTGTTCATCAGAGAAACCAGACCCTACATTTACAGTATTGTCTTTATATTTAACTACAAAAGCACCTAGAGTACCTTTTAGCCTATCATCTCCTTCTTCAACGGAAATAATTGGACAATCTACCTCATAGAATCTTTTAATCTTAATTAAATTAGTAGTTCTTTTAAAATCATAAGGCGTGTTTTTATTCAACATAAGACCCTCCCAATTTTTGTTAACAGCATATTCAAGCCATTCATCAATTTTACTTGTGTCAGAACCTTCATATACCATTTCGACAACTCTGATATTTTTTATGCCTGTTTGTTGAATAATTTTTTCAATGTCTTTCATTCTTTGCTTACGCACTGAATATTTTTCATTTGTTTTTTCACCTATGATAGTGTCTACAGGAAATATATCAAAGATAGTAAAAATAATTTCTGATTTATCTTCTGCATCAGAATTAACAATACTTGTTGTCATTCTGAAATTTAAATTATCATCACAACCATCAATATTATTTCTCATTAATTCCCCATCAATAAAATAATCATCAAGAACTAATTTTTTAATATCTTCAATAATATGATTTAATCCTTTAAATTCTTTTCCTTGTCTGGAAATTAATTTACCATCTTTATAAGTGCATCTAATACCATTGCATTTTTGGCTCAAAAAGAATTTTTCGTCTTTTTTAAGTCTTAATTTATCTTGTGGAGAACCTAGTTGAACATTCCATTCAAAAATTAAATTTGGTATAACTTTGTTTACAGTTTTTTTATCGCAACCTAGTTTAATAGATTTTGTTACCATACCTTTGATAAATTCTTTACTTTCTTCATCAAAATCATGACACCATGCTTTAACAGTTATAATGTTTTCATCTTTACCAGTATTGTTTGTTTTAATATAATTGAACATCTCAATTAGTTCATTGCTAATATCAGTATGAATCCAATCTGTTGTACCAATTTGAATAGAATCCCATTTCTTTTTTGCAATTCCTGTTGTAATATTGTCATCAAGTAAAAATACCAAGCATTCTTTGAATAACTCATTATCTTGATTTTCTAAAATAATTTTTTCTTTATCTTTTTTTCCAGATGTGTTTTGTAATTGTTTAAAAATTTGAATAACTTTTTTCAATAAAACTCTCTCCTATAAAACAAGGTGTGAAACAAATAAATTCACCTCATTATTATATTTCTAATTTTATATCCATTTCACACCATTCATATATGATTATACTTCTTTCCACTGAGATTCTTTTTTCGCAATATCTATCCACTTTTGTTTTTCTTTTTCATAGTCTTCTGTAGTCCAAATATCTTCTCTAATTTGAGTATAGAAATGAAATTTAGATAAATATTCATCTTTTGTGCCAAGTATTACACTAGATAGGAAACTAAATTGTTTCTCATATTCGTCATACATATCTGAGTAAAGTTTAATAAGTTTATTTTTAGCAAGTTTAATTAGTTCTTCACTATCTGAAACTACATGATGAATATTTTCTTTATTATCTGTATACTTAACATTTAGTTCTTTCGGCACTGTGAAATATATTTTACTTTCTTCTTTTTCTTCGTCTGCTGTAATCTTGTCTTCATCAAACTGTACACCAAACAAATATAGAAGCAAAAATTCTTCACTATATTTCTTGTTTATTTTATCGTGTATATTTTCAAACATCATCTATTATCACTCTTTCAAATTCTGTTGGTTCTCTTAATGGTTCAATTGGAATTAATCTTTGGATAGGATAATATGTATTATAGTGTTCTAAGTTGCCACAATAATCACAGATATGTACATAAGATACTTTAATTGAATTAATTGAATCATAAGACTTATGTGAATATCTCATAATACCATCATTGCATCTTGGACAAACTTGTTGCACTAACAATGTTTTTGCTTCACATACTTTTTCAGGCATTAGTTACCCCTTTCTTCCAATCTCCATCTGACATTACGGTAATTTTATGATTACAAGAAGGACATCTAATATCTCCACAAGAATAGATTGTACCAAAAACTTCTCCTACATGCTGTTGTACCTCACTCATATAAAATGAAATATATGAATCACAATAATCACAACTTACATACATCATGTTCTTTTTACCTTTTTGAATAACTTGTGGCATACAATCTAACCTCACAATCTACAGGTAATTTCTACTGGGAAAATTTTTACACCTTCTCTAGCATCTTCATCCCATGTGTTGAGTTCTGATTCGGCTTCGTCTTTAGAATCGTACATATACGCTTCTCCAAAATGTTCTGTCATTTCACCATCACCCATTGCAAATTTTATAAAGGGACTAATTTCTCCGATGATATATTTTGTCTGAAAAATTAACATCAAATCACCTCTACTTCTGCATATTCATATGTAAGTGTTACAGGAAGAACAAAATGTTCTTTGGTATTTAGCATTGTATCAATGTGACTTTGAGCAGTTTCTTTTTCAAAGAAATATCCTGCATGAGTAATGTCTTCTACAAATACAGAGCCACTCATTTGATATTTTCTTGGAGTATCTTTTGTTGCAATAATATAAATTGTTCTTTTAGTTTCCATGTAATTCTCCTTACTTTAAAATTTGCCCCATTAAAACGCTATAGCAAATTTCATAAATCATAAATCCCATATTTTCTTTATCAACAAAATTTAAATAAAAATTTGATACTTTTTGAACACCCAATATTCTTCTTAAAAAGGCAAGTTCGTTATATTCAGAACGATAATTGTGCTTAATAATGTCATCTATTTTATTGTTTTCAACTAAGAGATAACAGTGTGGAATATTTATCATTCTGTTTAATTCTTTGAAAAATCTTTCATCTTTTTCTTTAATGTTACCTGCTAACTCATCAATGGAATTTTTTCTTTCAATGACAATTGTATCTGTAAAATAGGAATCTCTAATAAACCCAAGTTCGGGGCAAGTTTCAATCATGAAACTATAATCCCCCGTCTTGAGTGCTTTAGATTTATGTTTAATACCTTTTTTATCAAAATAATCAATAATGTGTTGACTATTTTTTTCTTTAGTGTCATGAAGAATAACCATATGAGAAACAAGTTCTTTTAATTGTTTGTCAGTATAATAATGCTTCATTTAACCTCATTCGTTTCTGATATAATATTGTTTAAGCCAAAATTCAAATTTATCTGGAACTTCAACATAAATTTTCTTTCCAGTAAATTCATCAATCTCTCCAGAAGGTTCTTTTTTATTTTTCTTTTCTACAGAAGTAATGAATAAAATATCTCCTTCTTCAAACACACTTTTATTAAATTGGCTTGTCCACATTTTTACTTCTCTTGTTTTGCCACTGTAAAGTTCATATAGGCTTATATTTACGACAGTTTTCTTTGTTTCTAACATGGACACATAATACAATCTTTTATCTTGATTAGGGTCATAGTCTTGAACAATCCCCAATACTGTTCTTTGATTATCTAATTTTTCTTTTAAAGTAAGTGGCTTATATGGAATGGTAGAAATCAATTCATTTAATAATCCATTTGAATCTAATTTATTAAATTGTTTTTCTGTTTCGTTTCCATATTTTTTTAGTAAATCAAAAGGTAGATGATTAGTTTCTGCTTTTGTTTTAGAAATAGTTTTAGCACCATATACTATTTCGTAATATTTTGTAATTTCTAATAGAGTATTTACATCTCCATAATCACAAAAATATCCGATTTTGATTAACTTATCCACAATTGTTTTATTTATAGAATTAGATAATAATGTATTTAATACAGAAACAAAATCATCATATTGCATTTGTCCAAGTTGATATAGTGTCTCTACAACACCTTCTCCAAATCCCTTTACACTAGATAAGTTTGGATAAATTAATTTTGATTCTTCATCAATATTAACTTTTCTATTGTCTGTACCAAATTTATAATTCCCTAATCTATATCCATAGAACTTCATGGCTTCTTTAACAAGTGCATCAATTTTATCTTTTTTATTTTTTTCTTGATAATGATTGATTGCAACTTCATAAAATTTAGTAGTATGATGTGCTTTGAACCATGCTTGATATGCACTATCTCCACCCATTGAATAAGCGTGAGGTGCATTAAAAGCATACGCCGCAGAATCTTCAATTACTTTCCATACTTTATTAAAGTTATCAAGATTATTAAATTCATCTGCCCATGCTTCTTTTAATTCTTTTAACAGATTTTCTTTCTTTTCACCTTTCAATTTCTTTTTAGAAATAGATTTAATTACACTGTATGTTTCTCCCATAGGTAACTGTAGAAAAGATAAAACTTTCATAATAGATTCTTGATAAATCATAAAGTGTGCAGTATCTTCTAGTAATGCATCAATCTTAGGTTCACCAGTAGAGTAATGTTCTCTATTAAGAAATGTGTTTAAGAGTGATGCGAAGCCACGGACGAATACCTGCGATAAAACTACTTAATTCTGCTAAATTTTGTGGCTTATATTTTTTTACTTTGTTTGTTGTAGATTCTTTTTCGCATTGATTCACACAACAAGTAATACCTTTAGCATAAATATCCCAAGTAGGTTTATCGTCTTTAATCATTTCACGCAATTCGTCAAAAGAAGGAACTGGTTTGCCGATGCTTTCAAAGAATCTGTATGTTAAATGAACACTATCTACAATTAGAAAATCTTCTTTAACATATCCAAATTCATCTAGGAAACCACCTTCAATAGCAGCACATATAGTACGTTTACCAGTAGTTTCAGAAACAGCACTAATTAATCCTACTTCCCTACGAATATCACCATTTAGGATGAAGTGACCACAAGCGTGAACTTTTAGGTTAATTGTAATTCCTTGATATTCATTGCTTTTTCTAAACAATTCAACATATTCTTCTGGAATATAATCTTCTACATGAATAGTATCTTTTTCATCTTCTTCTGCATATTTTAGTGCTTTATTATAATCATCCAGATATTTAGAAATTTGATTTGCAATAGATGGTTCTACATCATTTGCTCCTGCGTATAATTGCCAAGCCGCTTTCTCTTTTAATTTTTCAACAGCCATTAGAGGATAGCATCCATGCTCACCAAGCAATTCTCTTGATGCTTGTACAAATGGTTCTTGTACAGCAACATTTAGGTCAATATCTGGCATACTACCTGCTAATACCCTGTCTTTTGTAAGGAAACGTTCTGGATAAATAGGAATATCAGCATTGAACCTATCTACTGTAGTTAATCCACACAATTTAGAAGTTACAAATGATGCGGCTGAACCCCTAGATGTGGTAGTCAAGATACCTCCATATTTACTAATTGCCAAATCAATAATTGCTTTACTTGTTAGAAAGTAATCGGTTACATGAGATTGAGTAATTTCTCCAACTTCATATCTAATACCATTAACCTTTTCTTTGTGTTTTAAAGTTTCTTTTGAGTATGCTTTATTGATGATATCTTTAAATATTTTTATTTTTTCCTTTTCTGTGCTATTTGGATAAATAGTAGGAATTTTAAAATTTCTATCTAAAGTAATTTCTTCGCATTCAGATACAAAAATATTTGTATTCATAATTGCCCTTAAAATTTCCTCATCAGACAAAACACCTTGTTCTTGGAAACGTTTAATGATTACTTCTGTATTTGGATAATCCATATACCATCCATCTTCATCTTCATAATGAATATTTTTATATTTAAGAATCTGGTCACGTTTGATAGAAGATTTTTCTGTAATATAGTGAGTATCTAGTCCGCAAATAATATCAATATTATATTTTTTAGAAAGTTCTATAATTTTTTTATTTAATTCTTTTTGTTCTGGGGTATTGTGATATTGAACTTCAAAGAAAAAGTTTTTACCAAAATATTCTGCTATTTTTAGCCATGCATCTTCTGCATCTTCATATTTCCAACCTGCTATACATGCACTTGTAACAATTACATTATCTTTAGGAATTTCAAATAGTATTTCATAATCCAATCTTGGTTTGTAATAATATCCATCTTCATTTGCTCTTGATAGTGCATAATTGATATCTTTTCTACCTTCAGCATTTTTAGCAACAATAATCATATGGCAATTTGCATTGTCTTTTGTAGTTCTTAAACTACCATCTTTATTTGTTAATTGTTCCCCTGTAACTTTATCTAGTACAGGATATTCTTTTAATCTATCTTTTACCCAATATGCTTCAGATGAATGAACATATTTTAAATTTTCATTTTCTGCAACTTTATATACATGAAACTGGTTGCCTTGAGAACCATGTTCTCCTGAGAATAAACATTTTGTTCCAAATTCATGTATTCGTTTAGCATAATTTTCAATAGGCTCTGCACAGTCTGCTTGGATAGCATTACTGAAATCTTTATGGCAATGATAATTTTCTAAATAAAGATGTTTTGAATATTCTTCTGCTGTATATGGGAATTTAAAATTTAATGTTGGAATAATGTTTTTAATTAATTCTATATAGTTCATTTTAATCTACCACTTTCACATCATCACAAATTAGTTTTAATACAAATTTTCTAGCAAGAAAGCCACTGTCTAGTGAACCACAGACTTGAATTTCATCATTCATTAAAGAATGGTCTTCCATTTCTTCAAAAGAACCTTTAAAATTCCACTTAATCATGAGAAGATAATCTCTAGGCTTAATAACTAAATGTTTATAGTCTGACATTTGACCAATGCCATACATATTAATATCTTTAACTAAAACTTTAATTTGTTTATGATTTGTGCCAGACACATAATCAATCTTTTTAATTTCATCAATCAGTTTTCTAGTTATGTCTTCAACAGATAATTCAATATCAACATCTATGTCTTGTTTTGGCTCAAGATGTACATTTGTTTCTATGTAATCAACAAAAGCATTAAAGTTTTCTTTTTTAATGGTGATACCACTGGCAAGTTCATGACCATCTGCTTGTGCTAATCCACTATCATTACATATTTTTCTGAAATCATCTACACCAATTGCTCTCATTGACCCAGAGTATGTATCACCTGTGTCTTTTAGTACAAGGATAGGTCTTTGATATTCTTCTAAAAGTTTATTACCAATTAAACCATTGACACCATATTCAACATCATTAAATACAATCATCATAGTTTTATCGAACATTTTATTGCATTGTTCATGAGCAGATTCCATGCATTCAGCAACAATTTCATTTTGTTCTTCTCTACATTTTTTTAATTCTTTAATATATGCAAGAACTTCTTTATTTTCATTTGCTAAAAATGCTTTCATTGCAATTTCATTTTTGAACATACGATTACTAGCATTTACAATAGGAGCAACACTGAAAGAAATTGCTGTACTATTAAATTCATAACCACCAATAATTTTTTTAATTGCAGGATTATTGATTTTACTTAAACCTTTATATGCAATATATCTATTTTCCATATTAGTCATATCAACCATATCTGCAATTAGTCCACAAACTGCTAAATCAGCAAGTTCATCTGCATAATTAGTATTAAATTCTGTATCTAAATATTTACAAAATTTCCAAACCACTCCTGCTCCAGACAATGCTTTATTCTGATATGATTCTCTTTGAGATGATACTAGAGTTACATAATCATCATAAGGAATATTTTCATTGATGGCATGGTGGTCTAAAATAATAATTTCTACACCTTTATCGTGTAAATATTTGTATTGTTCAATTGTGTTGTCTAAACTATCTACAATAATTAATAAATCTGTGTCATTAAAACGAGATAAGTCTTGTCCAACTAAACCATGTGCTTTACCTTCATTAATAGATGTTTCTATATTATCTGTAAAATTTTTTAAATATCTTGTCATGATTGTCCCAGAACTAATGCCATCTAAATCTGTATCAAAAAATACATGAATTTTATAATTATATTGACACGCAGTTTTAACTATTATTGATGCTCTCATAATCCAAGGCATAGATAAATATGGTAATAAATCATTTTGTGTTGGATTAAAAAAATGTTCTGGGTTATCAATACCTCTATTTTGAAGTATTTGTTCTATAATTTCTTCTTCATATAGTCCTCTACCATCACATAGGACATTATAATTCTTCTCCGTCAGTATCATCCCCTATCATTTTAATTTCAGTTTTCAAAATTCTTTCTAATATACATTTTCCCATATCAGAAGGAGATACTTTATCTGGATAATTTTTATTTTCATTATCCCAATATCCAATCTCAAATTCACTGAACCTAGAATAAGATTTAAGTATATAAATATTTCTCATGATAAAGTCTTTTTCATATCCTACATCATGTAGAAATATAACTTTTGTTGGATTTAATTCAAGAATCATTTGTGCTTGTTTTGCACTTAATGAGCCACTGCCTAAAGCAACGCAATTTCTAATTCCGTATGTATGAAATTGTAAAACAGACTTTTCTGCTTCTAGTATGTATACTGTGTTATTTACAAGATATTTATAATTATGAGCATATCCGTACAAAGTTTGGCTACACTGACAGGGAACATGATAATAATATTTCATACCACCATCTTCAACATCATAATTACATCTTGCTTTTATTCCCATTAAATCACCTAGTTGTGTATAAATAGGAATAATGATTGTTTGTGATTCAATGTCATATCTGATATCAAAATATTTTTGTGTTTCTATCGATATATTGTCTTGTAAGAATTTAGTATTTGCACATTTTTTATAATTATCTAGTATTGAATTATCGTATGTATTTATCTGTAAATTTCGTTTCTTTTTAATGCGGTTGTAAAATCCACCAAATATGCCATTGTTTTCATATTGATAATAAAAATTTTCAATATTCAAAACTTTTTTAACCATTGCCAATACATCAGAAAAGGATACTTTTCGTTGTTCTATAATGTAACTAAAAATATCCTTTCTAATGTTTCTGGCATAATCCGTAACAATTAAATATGGATTATCATGCAATTTGATGACAATACTTTTTTTAGAAGAAACTTCATCTCTACCACATTGAATATAGTTTGGACGAATTACAACATTACAATATCCAAATCCTTCAAGGACTTCTTTTAGTTTTTCTGGATTATCCAATAATTGCTTTTTAATTTCTTCTAACATACTTCCACCAAATTCCTATTATGTTATCATCAAGTTATTTGTCCATGTCTGGGTCGGCACTGTGCAATTTCTCTGAATACCGCATAGTCCCCAGAGTATTTCAATAGATATGCAACACCCGTATCTGTGGAGTTAGCCCCAGACCTTGTTTTATCAAGAAAGAGCATTTTCCATACTGCACTTCTATCTGGCTCATACGGTTCTTCTATCCATTTATTATTAATTTTCTTTAATTGAAATGGATTGCAGTAATATTTACTTTTAGGGTCAAATTCTTCTGGATATACGTTTCTAATCAAGAAAAGATTCTCCATTACCTCTTTTGATTGTTTGGCGTTACTTAGAGTACTAGAATCTAAGAACAATTTACCCATAGTATGAATAGCCAACT